ACGCCTCGTTAAATAGGTCGGTGTAAGCAACGGGCATTAGGCCACCGCTGGCTTAGGGATACCCAAAAGCATTTTAATTGCCGGGCTTAAACCAACTGACGCGCCAGCAGCCATGCCATCAAACGCGGCGAAATCGGTTACCGCGCCACGCTGACGGTAAAAGAAACCGCCAAGTGAAATGGTGCCAAGGGTTACCTGCCCGTTAGGTGAGGTGCTAAGGCTGTCAATGTAGCCGGCCTCTTGACGTCGAGTAAACGCAAGACTGTTGGCGGCTAACGCGCATTGGGTTAGAAATGCTGCGTCAAGTGATGACGCTGTACCGATGCCTAGCCAGTCCTCAATTTGGGTGGCTGTAATCCACGTGCAGGTTTCAGTAAATGTGATCGTGCCCGTAGACGCGGTGCGCTGTACGTCGGTACCGGTGCAAGCGTAAAGCACTTGGTTAGGTACTGGTATTTCGTAATTAAAAAGTAGGTCGCCCTCATCGTCTACGCCAATAAACAAGTATTCGGGTATATCGTAAACCGTGAACGTGCCATTAAACGGTACTGCAACGGATCCAACCGTAAAGGATCCGCCTACAACTAAATCATTAGGTGTAAGGGTTTGCAGTACCGCGTAATTGCTAAGTAACTGTTTATGTGTGACCGTGTAAGCGGCCATAACTGGCCTCTTTTCCGATTAAACGAGTTTGCAGAACTTGGTTGCGTCTGCCATGAACGCTGCAGCATACCCTCTGTAGGCGATAGTCCTACCCAAAATAGATGGAACCTCTACCGAAATAGCGCCCTTTTGCTGTTCGTAGAACTCGAACCCGGCAGCATCACCGGCAGCATGGCCGATAAATGCGGTGTCGGCTGCCATGTTTTTATCAACTACCAAGGTAAGGCCCAACGGGGTGCCGTTCCATGATGTTGCCGACTGTGTGCCAAGCGCGTTAAACGCTTGCATGTTTGGCGCACCAACAAATGGGAACGCCGGGGTGCCATCTGTGCTGGTCAATTTTCCAAGACGGTACCACGTGGTTGGGTCTACGAAAAAGTGTGTAGGCAAGTAGTTGCTGCTTGCGCTGATCTGATAAGCAGCGCCGTAAATTGCTGCAAGCCAATCTCCCGGCTTCGACTTGTCGGTTACGGTTTCGCTTTGCACAATACCCGAGTAGCAAGTATCTACTGCGTAATTATCCGTGGCCTGACCGTATGCGATTGCGAGTTGCGAAAGTACGATATTTACGGAATTTGGATCAGTCCAGTCCATGTCTTGTTCGGACATTGTAACGTAGGTTCCAAAAGTCAATTTAGAAACGTCGGTATTTGACACCGTAACGGTGCTTGGGTCAAGCGTGTTTAGTTGGCCTGTTGGCTGTTGTGTAACTGTTGGGCGAACCGTGATCTTAGGGCGGCGAAATGTTGAACCACTCTGCGGCATTGCCTTTGTACCAATTGCGGTAACAAATGGGCGAATTGGGTTAAGCCCATCATAAACGCTACCGGTGATGATCTCCGGCAAAATACCCGGCGTATCGGTTGTGGTAATGTTTGGTGCTGCGGCTTGAATACGTGCGTTAATTTCTGCAAACACTGAACCGCCAACTACCGATGCTGCGATGTATTCGCTAGGTGTTGGCAACTTAAAATTGCGTGCTTGCGCGTACAATGGTTGTGCCATTGGTGCGGCTTCGATAACGGCTGGTGCTTCTACTGGCTGTGACATTTCGTTAATCTCCTCTACGGGTTCCTGTTCACTATTTAACACTACTTCGGTTTCCTCTTGGTGGATACTGGCAGCCACCCGATCTACTGATGCCCCGGCAAACGCGCCGTAAGGCACTAGCGATAATTCCTGCCATGACGCCTCGGCAATAACCATGGTTCCGTTTTCGTCGTAACTAAATTTGGTTGGGTTTACGCCTACCGATACAGCGTCTAAAACGCCATCGGCAGCCAATACCAGCGCCTCGTTACCTAGCGTGGTTTCGCTAATGCGGGCCTCGTAAAGCATGCCGCCCTCGCTATCCACCATGGCGGTTACTAAGCCCACGGCCTGACTACTGTCATGCCCTAGGTAAAGTTTGGGCATTTTGCCACCGGCGTTAAGGCTGCCCGGTAAAAACATAACTTTGGTTCCATCGCTTACCGTTGCCTCGACGTTATAGGGCAGCGCCAAACCCGCCAAGGTACGGCGTGGCATACCATCGGGGCCGGCTGCGTCGAGTGTTAATTCTTGTTGGGTTAATTTAAGCATTAGGCATTACTCCCGTTTCTGCGGTGTCGTAACTTTCGTTTTCTTTTTCCATTAAATAATTTTCGCTTAGGTAATCGTCTATATCAAACTTGACATATGTTCCACGCGGTAGCACGTTGTCGGCGCTTAGTGTTTCGCTTATGCAGTCCATAAACAATTTGGCGCCAAACATATACAAATCCTGCCGCGCTTGTGTGCTGTTTTGGTAACTGTATGAACCGGTAGCAACACCCAACAAATATGGCGGGCAATTTGCTAAACGCGCAATTTCTAACGCCTGATACTCTGACGCCTCAACCAACATTTGTTTGCTTGGGTCGGTAGTCGTTTCGGTGTACGTTACAAATTCGTTAAGCGCTGCAACGGTGTTAGTTAAACGCGCTGCCTCAAATGATTGGCTTAACTGTTGCAATTCCTCGGCGCTCAATGGCTCGCCACCTACTTGACGCAATACGCCGTTAGGCAAACTGTTAGCCGCCGATCGCAACCGGGCGCCCTCAAGTTTTAGCGATGTCAAAACTGCGTTAGGGCTTGTGTATAACAAACCTTGTATAGGGCTAATGAACTGCACAACGTCGCGGTGATCTACTGGCAAACCGTTAAACGTAATTTGTTTAGACGGTGCGAAAAAAACGGGGCCGGCCTGATCCTGCGTTAAGGTCATCGCGGAAGGCATGCGCTGGAACTGCATTGGAAAACCGTCAGCGCTACGTTTTGTGACTGCTAAAAATGCTCGCTGCGTAAAAAATAGATCATCAAATAACCACGAAAATAGGGTGGCATTTGGTAGCGCGGGGTCAAGACGTCGCAACCAACTACGTGGCGCTATTTCTATTTCTTCCATTTCACGATCTACGGGGTTCCATATTTCGTTATACATGATTAGCGGAGTACAACTAATTACGCTTGCCAATAGGTCACGTGCTCGAGTAATAGCCGGCACGCTCATTGCGCGTTGGCGTGTGTTGCCCTGCGTGTAAGCGTAAAAATTGTCTATTTGTGACATGCCGGCATTACTGCCAGCGGCGGCCTTTAATACAGGTTGCGCGGCGTCGGTAGTTGCACGTGTGAAAAGGCCCATAGGTTTAGTTTGCCATATCTAGTAAAAGTTTGGTGGCATCGGCTAGGCCGAGACAATTCCCGACGAAAAGGCAAGGTAACATCTAGCCGACACCGCAAACGATATTAGCGGTTAGCGCTAACTATTATGGGTTTGCCCATGGCGGCAGGTTTACCAACTAAGGCAACCGCAAACACCAACGCACGCGCCATACAGATTGGCCCGGGTGAACGCTGCGAACTAATAACAATGTTCCCGTTGTGTTTGACCAATACGGCACGTTCGACATGTTCGCTAAGTAAATGCTCGCCGTTATGCAATAGTCGGCCCTCGAGGATTATTGAACGGGCGGCGGCTGTCCATCGGTTTAACTCGCGATAACCCACAATCACGCTACGCCGGCTTAAATGCGGTGGGCAATGAACCTCTAACGATGGCACAATAGCCAATTTTATATTTGGTGCCTTGGCTATTTCGGCTTCCACGTATCCCCACATTTCGGCCATAGTGTCGGCTACAAACGCGGTTACCACGTGGGTTTTAGTTCCCGCGATCACGGCACGCACGCCATAAAATTGGGCGTTATCCTCGCCAACCTCTACAGCCAAAACACCGCCGATTGGTGCGGTATCTGTAGTGAGGCATGCAGCAAACTGCCCCGGCTCGAGCCACGATGAGGCGCTAGCAGTCCAAGTATTAACCGACGATCTAAGGAACGCGTTGCGGTTGGGTGCTTCGCTTTCGCCTTGGATTACTTCCATTTCTAAGGTATGCCCTAGGGCGGGGTTGGCGTAAGCCCATGCGGCTGGCGTCATTAAATCCATGGTGGCGGGGTTTGGTGACCACTCGGCAAAATACAGCGCACCGGGTTGCTTAGTGTCTATTGCTCTAAGGCCTTGCTCGCGCCAGCGCAACATAGCCGTAGACGACTGATCGCCCGCGGTACTCCACATGCTGCACAAAGGGTTTTTACGCGCACGTTGCGTAGGTAAAAGCCCCTGATCTATGGCTTCCTCGGAAACTGCCCACGCCTCATCTATTACAAGCAAATCCACGCTGTAACCGTGACCAGCGCCCGGCGTTGCGGCGCGTACATGCCAAATGCTGCCATCGGGCATAGTAAGTTTTTGCCGGCCATACGACCATGAAACCTCGGCCCCAAATTTTGCCTCAAGTACTGGCGCCAAATAATTGAATAGCGCGGTAGCCAAATCTAATTTGTGCGCGACGCTAATAACGGTTTGAGGTTGCCCGCGTTCTTTTCCCTGCGTCGCAAGCCACCAACCAATAAGGCTGGCAATAGCAACCGTTTTACCGTTTTGCCGGGCAACGGAAACCAACGACACTCGAGGCCGCGCCCCATCATCAGCAATAGACGTTTGGCCATGCAATGCCCGGTACTGCCACGGCATCAAATCCACGCCCAAAATGTTTTTAGCAAACGCCCCAATTTCATTAGCGGCAGATTGGTGCTCACTGTGCGTAGTCGTTTCCAATCGGGGTAGATCGTGGCCAGTTAGCGCCAGTTCGCTAAAACCCTTATGGGATATAGAAAAGGGGGAG